GATAAAACCATGCAGCGTCGTAGGGACCGCATGTTGGACACTGACATAATTAAGATGTTCAATATAGATTATTATATCGATTGGTATCAGTATTTATGGATGGCACAACCAATGCTACTGTACACTTTTTCCCCGCTTGCACCAGGTGGGTCTCGACATGAGTACAGTTGGTCATTTGGCATTGATAACCACGTCACGATGATAGTGAATGGAGGCGGTCGCTACCGCCATGAACTCTGGGATTATGATACTGACCGAATCGAGGCAGTTTACCCAGGTGTTTCCATCCACTATAAGGTTGAAACCGTGCGTATTAATGAGTGTTGGAAGTTTGTGCTACTAGTACCGAGCGCGATACACAATAACACATCAGTTGTATTTGTGAATCCATTCCGCCGGCTCCAAGTCGTACATACTAGCCATACGTTTGCCACGTTGGATAATAAGCGCCCACCCACCCAGGTGTGCACTATCCGTAATTATGGTAATGTTGAGGAATCCATGAATGGGTTATCCGTCACATTGCCTGATGAACCATCTGCTGAGTTGGTCACAGATCGGTTAGCAACCACACTTCGTGCTCGTCACCAGAAGGAAGCGTTAAAAGGTGTTGACATACAATCCACCGTTACGCATGACTTCCGGTCAGACCCACGGTTAGCAGTGAGTTTAGCTTACGCTGCTTTCCCAGTTGATGTGATTGCTCATCAGTCCACGAGTAGTTCGATTAGCCGAAATCGAGCCGTGGCATATCGTCGCATTGCTAATGTTCCTGAATTCATCTCTGCGGAAAAGTTACAGTCAACCGTACTATGTCCGCCAGTCTATGACAGTGTATTCGCCCCCGCCAAGTCTATCGATAACGAACGCTGGTGTATTAAAGAACGCATTGACAAGATTAGTAATGATCAGAAGCCTCACCATGTGAATGCTGAATACTTACAGTATTTCACTGAATTTGCTGAGGAATTACTGCCAAACGTTGCTGTTTGTGCGCCTCGTGATCTATCGGCTATTATTGCAGATCAGAAGCGTCCGAACCAACGTGCGAACAATGCACGTGCTGGTCCAAATCTCCCCATGTACCTCGTCTCTCGTCCAGTTAGGGAAAGGATGTCACTAGTTGGCACAGTGATTAAATCCTTCCAGAAAGCCGAAGGTTATGGTGGCGTGAAACCGCCTCGCAACATCTCAACGTTGCCGACCGAGCATTGTCTCTTGTACTCACAATATACACAACCACTTATGGCAGTTCTTAAGAAAATGCCATGGTATGCATTTGGCATGCATCCAAATCGTGTGGCAGAACGTGTACACTTGGTTGCCTCTGGCGCCAAGTTCCTTGCGGAAACTGACTTCTCTAGGTTTGATGGAACCCATAGTGAAGCATTGTACAGTTTTGAATTAATGTTGTTATTGCGAGCTTATCCCATCCGTTACCATGACCAGATTCGTAAACTACACCGGGCTATGACCACGGCTCGTTGTCGTACTGCGTCTGGGTTGGAATACATCCTCGGTGGTAGCCGCGCATCAGGCGCTGCAGATACCGCCTTGTTCAACTCTGTGGATAACGCTTTGGTAGCATTTATCATGTTCAGGAAGTCAGGAAAGTCCAAGAAGGAAGCTTGGCGTTCCTTAGGTGTGTACGGTGGTGATGATGGTATCACACCCGATCCCGACCCCTGTTATGAACGTGTCGCCACTGATTTGGGGCTTAGTCTAAAAGTTACTGTACGACCAAACAACACTCGCA